GTTCTATGAGTTTGAGGCTCAGACAGGCTAGATGCCGCAGCCACCTACAATCGTTCTTGTGCGTCCGATGTATCTACTAGCCTAAGCTAAGTAACGTGCTGCGTGACCTATCTCTACGCTATTGATAGGCTATCATCGGGTTGGCTGCTGAAATCTGGTAACAACTGTATTGTTTTGCCAATATGCTCTTGCGAGTACCAGTCCATTTAACGTGTTCCTTGTACCACTACCATACGGCAGAGGCGACACGCACCAAATTGCTAGCTGTACTTTGTTGTCTGTGCGACATTTGACCTACTTGCTACAGCGTTTAGTAGGCACTAGCTTTCTATTCAAACTTTACGTTAATTTACTACTGAATAATCTGGTTCTTTTGGCGGTTTATAGGTGCTCATCACCTTTTCTGTGCCGAACTTAATACCAAAGTAAGTTATAAAATACAAAACTATTAAGAATAGTCCGAAATAAAACCAAACGTTCTTAAACAGTTTCATTCTTTCGCCTTCTGCTTACTCTGCCGCCCTTCTGTCCTACTAAACTAGCCCTCTCAGGGCCCGTCAGACCGTCTTTGCCTTGCGTTTGGCATGCGAACCCACCTGTGCGTGATTTAGCGCCTCCAAGGGCTCCTATGCGCTTGTAGAAGTCACTGCCGTGCAGCCTTCTATTGGTTTCGGCTGCTTGTTTTGCTCCGTTCACTGTGCCTGCCATTTAAAGCTCCTCCCCGTTGTCCGTTAAGTAGACCATATGGTCACTACAATAAAATGGCTCCTGTGTAACATCAATTGAGCAACCCCAGTGACCGCCTATGTTTTTTTCCATAATATCTCTCCTATTCTATTAGTGAGCAGACTATCTTTGCTCTAGTGCTTACTATACGCTTATGTGTTGTGTAAGTCAATAGTCTTTATACTTTATTTTTTATAAAGTTTATGTTGTTCTATTGTTCCATATTCAATTTACACAGAAATGTAAAATAAGCCCTAGGATTTTTACCTCCTTGGGCTTGTTCTAAATTATTCCAAATTACATTTTCTGGTAATTGATGTGCTACTTTGCAAAAAAACAAAAAACTTTTTTCATCATTTAATTTTTCTGCAATTGATTTAGCCAATGTTTCTGCTTTAACGTTATAACGTTTAACGTTATTAGTTTTATTGTTATTAACGTTATAACGTTTGTCTTCTAAGGCTTGATTTAAACTTTGCACTTGACTTTTACCCTCCCAGACCGTAGAATAAAAGTATTCAAACAGTCTGCCCCCGTACCCTCGGGGGTTATTTTTTTATTGTATAGCTAATTTCGACGTAAAATCTTAAGCTTTTTTGTCTGGCTTGGAAGGCTTCAAACAGTCTTCAAAGTTGCTGACATCTTAACATTTTTTGCCCGCTATTGTCAATTATTAAATGCTGTGCTTAAATTCTGATATTAGGTTTAGCACCTTACCCAATCTATAGTTTTTTGACTTTCCTACTCTAACTCCTAAAACACATACCCTCTCTTTAGCCTTCTGGCTAACATAATCAACGTCTCATAGCCTAGGGACGTTTTTTAAAGCCACCCTATTATTAGCAGCAGTCCATAAATCCAACTGCCAAATATTAATAGCGCCATTAGTATTTGTTCCATTACAACCCTCCTAGCTACACTCAGCGTTGTTACAATTAGCAGTCCACTCTTGGCCGCACATCGCACAATGCGTTTTAAATATCCAGACGGCTTGTTCTAGGTCATTAGCGCCTAACGCCCGTTCTAGGGCCTGTACGTAGCTCTCAGAGCCATTTTCATTAGCATAGTCTATGGCTTCAGCTATCTCTTCTAGTATCTCAGTGTTTACGTTGTTGCTCATTTTGTCGTTCCTTTTCTATTTTTAGCTATTTGCTCTTTTAATTGTTTAATCTCCGCATCTCTAGTAGCTTGCGCATAACCGTGCTCATAGCCTAAATCGTACATTTCTTTTATGACTTTTCTATACTCTTTCATTAAGTTGTCGCTATCTAAGTTGTCGCTCATTTTAAAATCCTTTCTAAGTCCATTAAATCTTGCACCGTACTATGGGCATCTAAGCCGTGCTGAGTCCAGCCCTGCGCCTCTTCGTCCCACTGCTCAATCGTTACAAGCTCGCCACACTGTTCGGCTTGCACTTCTTGGCTATACCATTTAATCCTTAGCTCGCCGTCAATCGGTCTTGGCTTAAACAGCTCGTGCCTTGCCTCGTGCTCGCTCTCGCTGTCTTTAGTGTACATCTCGCACACCTCGCACCACCATTTAACTGCTATCTTCATCACATTGCCCTCCACACTAGTAGCACCACACCAGCCACCGCTATTACTACCAGCACCGCAAGCGTTGTTTCGCTCTTTTGGTTGTCAATTATTTTACGCATCTTTAAAACTCCTTTACTTCTGGCAACTCTGCCATTTTAGTGTCTATTAGCGCCCGCACCATATCTAGCGCACGGGGGTTTACAGTCATGCTATAGATGTCATTTAACATTTGCAACTCTGAAAATCTCGGGTTGTCTGCTTTAAGTGCTGCGCCAAACTGTTCAATTGCAACACCAACACCCGCAACAGGGGTATATTGACACTCATTAAGTGACTGTGCCAACGTTTGCGCTATCAGGTTATAGTCGTGTCGTTTCATTACTTGCCTCCTAAGTTATAATCAACTGCCAATCGTTTATTTAATTGTTTACCTTTAAAACTATGTATAATCGGTTCAATCTCAAGCGCCAACCGCTCTGACTTTTTATAATCGTTTATACTATTCTCTAATCTCTTCTTATATTGTTCTAAATTCATTTTTTAAACCTCCATTTAATTAGCTGTTATTCGGTTCCACTCAGGTAAAAAACCATGACTATAGCCATATGTATTTAACTCTGTTATTAGCCTTTTATAATCTGACTCTGATTCATACTTATGAATACGCTTAATGTAATATTTACGTCCTATAATACCGTTAGCGTCTTTTAAAAATATAACGCTATCAGTACTACTATGATATAGTTCAATACTTACACCTGTTGTGCTGTCTTTAGTTGTAATTTTATTCATTATAATTAGCGCCCCTTAATCGCTTAATTTATATGTTATGGCTATAATGCCAATTGTTAAGAAGTACGCCATAATAGCGCCTATTACTATTAATAAAAGTGCCATAATATAACCCCTTTACTTTTTACGGTTTATAGTAAAATTGACTCTTACTAATTCACCATTAATATAAATGAAAAACCCTTTTGTCTTTTGCATTTATAACCCCTTTTTGTTTATTGCTAGCGTGCTCATGAGGGGCTATAGTGAGTCGCACACTATCACAAGCGGTTAAACTTGCGCTCTATTGTAACCCCTAAAAAGCACACTAGCTTTAATATTGCTATAACTTATAAATTTACATTTACAAGCTACTAGTTGCGCACACTCGCACTATGCACAACTAACAGCTTGCTATGCTGTTAAATAGATTGCTAATCTATTGCGGTTATTATTGTTTAAACATTATGTTTTACTATCAATTTTGATATACATTGCCGTAGCTGATACATGCCCGCCATAAAACAATAATTTTACTTATTGAATTAAAACCGCCCCTAAAATCTAGTGCATAATTGAATAATCAATTATTAACATTTTAAGAGTTTGACTACAGTCTTATAGAGTTTCAATAACTCTAGCTTGCCATTATCTTAAAACTGTACTAAGCACGTGATATTATCACGTTGTACCAATTGATTATCCAGTAATACACTAGATTAAATCAGTCAATCATTATCTCTAAGACTAACGAACGATTGACCGATTTAAATTGTTAAGGTGCTCTTAACTAAGCTAATGAATAGCTTTTAAGATAGTTACTAGTGTTAAACAGTTGTATTCTAGTATTTAAACTATCTGATACGCCTATTTAATTCTTGTAATGTAAATTGCCACCTAACTAATTAAAGTAAACTAGTAAACACGTTATTATTAAAACGCTGTTATAAACTGTTACCTTAATTGTTAAGATTGCTAGAGTTGATTAACTATTAATTAACTCTAACTAGAGTATAGCACAACACATAACACTATGTCAATACTATTATAGTAAAGTTATCCACAACTTATGGCGCAACAGATAAACAGGCGCCACAAGCTAACAGCATAGCAACGGACTAGCAGCGCAACACCACCAAAACAACAAACTGTTATATAATAAAGATAATATGGCATTAAAAAAGAATTCTAAAGCAATACTAGACATAATAGCTACTCAAAAGGGCATCAATCAAACACAAGCCTATAAACAGATACACCCAAACGCTAGTGACGTAACCGCGCGCAACAACGCAAGCCAACTACTAAAGAAACCAGAGGCGCAAATATACTTACAAAAACATGTTGATAGGGCAAGAGATACGATAGTTAGCCTATTAAACAGTGATAAAGACGACATAAAACTAAGAAGCGCAACAGATATACTAGATAGAACACAAGGTAAAGCAATTCAGCAAGTACAAACAAACAGCACTAAGCTAGTTTTAAACATAGATTTGACAAGTACTGATGATATAACAGATACGGATATTGTATAGTATAGTCGCACAATACACATTTTACGACTTAAACAATAAAAAAATAACAGATAAGCAACAGATACAAGAGCAATGCTAACACCTACCCCCCGCCAAGTCCACCTCTGTTAGTAACAACTCAAATACTATATATATAAGAGAAAAGAAGTATCTTCCTATCTCTGTTCCCTTGTCTGCGATATCTAGCTAAACAAACACCAATTCACGCTGCTTGCAGCCCTTTTTTCTACAAAATACCACCAAATTAGACACTTTGTGTTACAAACTGTATTATATAAGATACAATGACTAACAAAGTACACTTAACCATCAGGTTAGACCCTAAGCTACTCGCTTACATTAAACAGCAAGCCCCAGACAATATGTCCAGGTTTGTAGAAGAGCTGGTTAGGAAACACGCCGCAGATAACGTCCAAGACGACACCCTGGCTAGATTAAAGCGGGCGATTATTAGCGACAATGATTTCTTAAATGCTGTGGCTGGAAAGATTGGAGCACCCACATCTTATTCGCCATCCGCTATACAGAACCTTGCCGACACCGACCCACAAGATAATTGGAACAAGCGCTACGACCCTAAGCGCCCTTTCTGGAGCCCCTTTGGACCGCTACCAATTAAGCAAGTTAGTCCAATGGCCGTCTGTGACCCCAATTATGATGATGAGCTGAATTTGCCACTAGATGTTACTGAGCGCAACGCTTGGTTAGAACGTGAATAAATGTGTTATAATCCGATTAAAACCAATATCTCTTAAATAAAAGTTCTTGAATAAACTAAACAAGTAAAGACAAGGAAACAAATCAGATGGGAAAAACCTGGACTGACGAAGAGCGCAGAGCCTTCGGAGAGAAAATGAAAGCAGCTAAAGCCGCTAAACAACAAGACAAACCAATAGTAGATGAGAACACCCAGACGGACGTTCGCAACGAGGACTTAGACGAGCTAAGAAGACGAGTAGACGAACTCACCAACCTATTAAAGGCCCAAACCGTCTCCCAGCCCCAACCTCAGACAATCACCCAATCACAACCAACGTACGCTCAGCCACAAATTACCAGCACTGGGCTTATCGGCACTCTCCACAAGTTCAACATTGACCCAAATTATTATCCCGACCCTAGCGAAAGATTAGCTAAAGAACCTAAATTAAGCAGATTTGCCTTTGGCGACAACTGGGAGCTTGAATACTCAGTTAAAACCACCGAGTACACCACCATTGACAACAGGCGCATCAGCGAACCACAATTCACCGTTCAACTTATAGGCAAGATATTTGATGACAATGGCGACCCCACCCCAGGGCGTTACGTTAGAAAACAAATTATCTTCTTTGAGGACCCAGACTCCGCATTAACCGTTGCTAGAGAGCGTGGGGTTAAGCCAGAGGACTTTGGCGGTGAAAAGACCTTCTTAGATGAAATGCGCTACCTTAGAATCCGAGACTGGTTGCTAGAGAACTTCTACCCCTCCAGCAACACCCAGAAGCGAGAAAACAAGAAACAGATGGTCATCAACAACCAAGTAGTAGAATACTTTGAGGTAAGTTCCCCCAATAGTTCAGAACTAAAGTTCAATGAATTAGACGGCAAATTAAAGGGCTAAAGTGGGCTACCATCCTCACCGTAAACAGGTCCAGGCTCATCTGGCGTTCTTAACTGGTGGCTACAAGCGCGGCGTGCTTCTCTGGGGCCGCCAATGCTTGCACCCTGATACCTTAGTAGCTACTAAAACTGGGCACAAAAGAATAGCCGATATTAAAATCGGTGAGTTAGTGATGTCCTATGGTAAAAATAAGTGGCAACAAGTAACTAACAAATGGGAATATGGGGTTGATATAGACCCTAAACCTATGTTATATTATCAGATAGATGGACAACAAATTAAAAGCACCTACGACCATAAGTTCTACTATAACGGAAAGTATGTGGAAATCTATAAGCTTGCCTGGGGAGCGATGGCTACCAGCCAAAGGCTTCAGCTCAAACTATTATGCGAGCAATATGGGGCGCCTTTTGACGACCAGCAAGCACGGCAAGCAGGGTTGGATAGCAGTGATGAAACCCGCCAAGGACGCCAATGGGTATCTACGGACAATGATGGACGGACGCACGGTGAAAGTGCACCGAGTAGTAGCTCAAACTTGGCTCCAGAACCCAGAGAACAAAGCAACAGTGAACCATATAGACAACGACCGAGCCAACAACAAGATAATAAACTTGGAATGGGCAACTCTAAGGGAAAATATCCTGCACTCTCACAAGCAGGGCAGAGCCGCCAACAAACAGGGGGAGAATTGTGGGACACATATACTGAAAGAGAAGCAGGTGTTAGAAATACGGGCACTGCAGGGCAAGAAAAGCAGGAAGGAACTAGCCCAGATTTACGGAGTTGCGGTTTATACGATTGGGGAGATACAAAGACGGGACAGCTGGTTTCACATATAAGTGTTGAACCGTGTGAACCGACAGTAGCCATAGAAGTGGTTAATAATAACTATGCTATTACTAAATCAAATATATTAGTAGCAAACAGCGGTAAATCTTACTGGTCGGTCAACCACGCCTGGCTATCAGCTGTTATTAAACAGGGGCGCTACTTTGTGGTGTTTAAGACCTACCGCCAGGCTCACGAGGTTGTTTGGCGCCAATACGTCCCCCTCATTCCAAAAGAGCTTATATATAAGAAGAACGAGCAGGACCTGTTAGTTGAGCTTAACTACGTCCAGGGCCCAGTCAAACTACCAGACGGCACCTTAATTGAAGTTGAGCACGACGAGAACAAACCCAGAAGCACTATCCAACTGCTAGGCTCCGACCAAGCCGACTTACACCGTGGTTTTAAGGCTGACGGCATGGTTTTTGATGAGTACGCCGACCAGAACCCTGACAACTGGGACGCTGTTTACAAGCACTTCTTCACCACCACTGATGGTTGGGCAGCTTTTATTGGTACGCCAAGGGGCTTTAACCACTTCTACGACCTTATACAGTACGCCAAAGACGACCCCAGATGGTTCTATATGGAAGCAACCTGGCGGGATTCACCCTACGTTAAAAAAGAGTTTATAGAAGAAGAGCGCAAAGAAGCAGAAAAGCAAGGAAAGCTCTCTACGTTCCTCCAGGAGGTTGAATTAGAGTTCCGAGCAGTCCAGGGGGCTGTGTACCCATCTTTTGACCGAAAAGTGCACGTCGTAAAATATCAAGATATCCCAGCGCTAGACGAAATGACTATTTATGTCGGCATTGACTTTGGCTACCACACCACCGCTATCCTATTCGTGGCAATTGACAAGGACCAGAATTGGTGGGTGTTTGATGAGATTTACGGACGTGAGCAGATATTGCAAGACCTTATACCTAGAATTAGAGATAAACTGGCTGGCGTTAGACTGACGCTGATGGTCGGCGACTCCGCAGCTAAAGACGCTATTGAAACAATGAACAAGGAGTTCCCGATTGTACCAGTCGTCAAACGCCAAGACAGCATCATCCACGGCATTGACTTAATCCGTGCCAAACTCAAGCCCCGCATCCAACTTATCGGCCCCCCCAAACCCACACTATTTATATTTGAGGGGTGCAAAAACCTAATTAAAGAGCTAGAGGCCTACAAATACCCAGAAGACAAGCCAGACCGCAACCCCAGCGAACTGCCAATGAAAGAGGACGACCACGGACCAGACGCCCTACGCTATCTAGTGCTACACCTTAAATATGGAGTCCAAAAAGACGCCAAGGTACCAGAAAGCTCCCTACTAAAGAAGTTCGGTGATTACGGGTTCTAGTCAAAGGTTGTATAATAAGAATAAATATGAACCCCCGAACACAAAAGTACATAAAAGATGTTTACCAACTGATTGAATCAGTGCCTTATGGCGAAGTGACCATCTCTCTTAGGCGTGTAGACCGCAGAACAGTCCAGTTATCCACAGTTTCAGAGGAAACACTCCGCTATGTGAACAACGAAGAAGCTATTGCCGACCTTAATGACATGGTATCCAAGTTGATTGAAGCTAGCTTTAGTGGCGAGGCTCATATAAAATTAGAAATGAAAGACGGTAATATCCAAATTATCGGTATTTTTGATAAAAAAGACACTAAATATTAAAAAAAGAGGCTAAAATGGCGGAAAAAACGCAAAAAAACTCAAAAGTTACAAAAGATAATATAAGCGAAGAGTATTTGTATAAATATCGCAAAGATTATGAATCTGATTGGGACATTCATTCTAATTACACCAATACTTTTGATGCCTATGAATCAATGTTAATCAGCCAAGTCTACGACAGCGTATCGGGCACCACTGATAGCAGTAAAATAACCGACAGTTATGCTATGACGCTAGCTAAAGAGCGAGCAGACCGAGTTATCGCTAAATTACCTGATGGTGAGACCAAATCAGCTGGAAAAGCCGACGTTGGTAAAGCCGCTTTTATGGATATTCTTAGGCAGAAGTGGATTTATCCCAACGCTAACGCCCAGCGCCCCTTCCAAGAGAAGCTAAACCTTTGGCAACTTTATTCGTCAGTTTACGGCTATATGCCCATGTTCTACGACTGGAATACCAGCTCCAATGGTTATATCGGACCAGACTGCTGGCTATGGAGCCCAAGAAACCTAGTGCCTCAACAGGGCAAAGTATCTATAGAAGATATGGATTATGTCACCGCTCTTACCTGGATGGGCCGAAAACAACTGCAGTCTATACTTGATGACGAAGAAGCTGAAGATGGCGGTTGGAATAAAGACGCCCTACAGATGCTAATTGATTTAGCTGATGATACGACCACTGACGCTGACCAAGAAAAGGACAGCTATGTTGTTCGCAACCGAGTTCCACAATCTGTTAAAAAGGGCATCTGTCTAGCCACTCGCTATGAAGCTGGAGAAGACGGCAAGTGGATTACTTTTGCCCCAGACCACGGTTTCTTAGAAGTCAGAAAGATTGATAACCCCCACAAAAACGGACGCATCCCCTTTGTTATTAAATATAGCCAACCACTATTTGATAGTTTTTATGGACTTGGCGACTTCCAAAGAGCCAAACCACTTCAATTCGCTCGTGACGGAATTAGGAACTTCTACTTCCAAGCAGTTAAGATGAACTTAGTACCACCAATCGTAGCCAATGCTAACGGCGTCATGAAGCACACCCTAGACTACCGAGCTGGCGGTGTAATGCTTGAAACTATCCCTAACAGCATCCGCCGACTTGAAACCTCCACCGCTGGTCTCGCCACCTACCAAGCCGTCCAAAGCGACCTTACTGGTAGTTTGCTCAGCCTGTACGGTACGCAAAACGCTAGCATACCTGGCGCTGAAGCGCTAAACCCCAGCCAAGGCAAGACCCCCGCTGCTATCACCAATTACTCAGAAAAAGAAGCTACTAGAGACGGCGCCGAACGCCGACACCTAGAAGCAGCTATTGAGCAACTAACCGACGGCTTCTTCAGTTTAGTAGCCAACATTGGCACGGAAGATATACCAATAGAGCTATTCCAAGATGACATTGAAGATATTATCAGCGCTGGTATGGATGACGTGCTTAACCTATTCGGTGGCAACTTCCAGCCAGACGAAACAATGACCGCTGGCACCCTAACAATCAAACCAGGCTCACTTAAAGGCGTAGAGTACCGCTTTAGCATCTCCCCAGACTCAACTATGAAACTGAGCAAAGAGAGCCAATTGCAACAACTTGAGCGCATTATGAACAACATTGCCAAGTTCCAAAACCAATTCAAAGACGACCCCCGCATAGAAGTAAACTGGGGCGCAATCATGAAGCAGTACGACGAGCTAATGGACATCAAGGGCGCAGAAGACTTTGTAACTATAAATGACGGACCTAGCCCACAGGAACTTCAACAGCAACAAGAACAAGCTAAAATGGAGCAGGAGCAGATGATGCAACAACAAAAGTTCGCCCAAGAGCAACAAATGGCTCAGATGCAACAGAAACCTGAAGAACCCGAACCAGCAGTCGGCGGTGGTCTGGTCTTTAATGACAAACACATTGCTAGCGCTGCAGACATTATAAAGTCTTTATGATATAATAAGACCTATAAACTAAAAGCAAGCCCGCTGGAGGGGCTTACTGATGATTA